CGAGAAATTTTACATACTGAACATACTTTTTGACGCTTAAATTGACTATACATATCAATAAGTTATGCGATTGTACCTCTAGCTAAGTGGCGTTCGGTTTGGAGGGTCTTGGAGGTTCGAAAGGTCATTCTACGCTTCATGGTGTCGTAGGATGATCTTCTCCGCCCAGCGAGCAGGTGGTGGAGAGGCCATGGAGGAACAACGGCTCGCAGCCAGTGACGCAGGTATCCTTACTCGGGCACTGGTCTTTGACCGGAGACGAGGGCTGGCTCTTGCTGGCCCTCCTCTTTGTGCTCCTCCTGCTACTGCTCGTCATCGTCTCTGACTGGATGAACGAATGACATGACCACGTTGACCAAAGGAGTGAGAGGCCGCAGGACCAAGGAGGCGGCCAGCGGCTTCGTGGTGAGGACCTCTCCGATAGGTCGTCTGGAGATGGACCTCCGTGACCTGCGCGAGGTACGAGCATCTCTGGTTCGCCTCATAGAGTTCAATCAATCCGAGCTCGCCGCCATGGAGCTCAAGATCGTAGCGACCAAGGCCAGCATGGTCGAAGTAGACCGAGAGATCGAAGAGCTCGAGGCGGCCATCAAGCTCTTGACGTAATTCAACCCCAAGAGGAACGCATATGGCTCAAACCTATCTCGTCACGGTCCAGCCCATCGAGCCGGGCCCGCCGCCACCGGCGGTCATGCCGCCGATCTACTACCCGCCTCCGGTCGTGGGTGGTGGCCCGATGCCTCCACCTCCGGGCGTGTGGCCCTCCCCGCCAGGCCACGTGGGTGGAGGTCCGGTATATCCTGGCCATCCCGGAGGAGGTCCGATCTATCCGGGTCATCCAGGTGGAGGTCCAGTCTATCCTCCGTACTATCCGGGTGGTGGTCCAGTCTACCCGCCGATGTATCCAGGAGGCGGCCCGATGCCGCCGTATCCGCCGATGTATCCTGGCTCGCCTCCTCCTCGACCGGACCAGGGCCCACCCGTCCACGTCGGTGGAGGTCCGATGCCGCCGGAGGGCAGCACCAAGCCGCCGGAGTGGTTCCCCGGCATTCCTCCAGGCTACTACCCACCAGGGTTCTTTCCTGGTAGTCCGCCTGAGCGCCCGTCTCCTCCTACCGATCCGGACAAGCCGCCAGTGGGTGGAAAGCCTCCTGGTACTCCACCAATGCCGGCTCCTCACAAGCCGTAGAGTGTGGTCAAAGAAATCGTAAATAACGCGATCACCAGCCTGCGCGGGCAGCCGCTCGCGCTGGCTCTGGTCGTAATCAACTTGGCGTTCCTGGTCGGTCTCACGCTCGTGTTCCGTGAGATATCGGAGTCGACCCAGCGTAAGGACGCATTGGTCATCGAGATGCTCAAGCAGTGCGGCGGGAGATAGCACATGCAGAACATCGGTCTCATCCTGTTGGTCTTCGCCTTCGTGATCGCCTGCATCGCGACTCGCATCCAGTCCTTCGGATTGTGGCACCTGGGTTGGCTCGCTATAGCGTTCTGGATCGCCAGCGAGGTGATCGGCGGCATCGTGCGAGTGGTTCATTAACAGAGGAGCGCGTGAGAGCATGGCCCACCTACAACTGGTCATCATCGATGGACCCACGATCCCCAAGGGGCAGTCACTGTCCGACGGGGTCGACTGCTCGGAGGGAGAGATCGTCAGGATCACGGTGCCCCAGGAGTTCACCGACGCCAACTTGACGTTTCAGGTCTCGTCCGACGGCGAGATGTACAACGACCTGTACAAAGATGACGGCGATGAGGTCACCATCTCGGCCAGTGCGGACACAACGATCTTCATTGGTCATAATTGGGTGAAGTCGGTCGCGTTCATCAAGATCCGCTCCGGGACGAGGAACAGCCCTGTGGAGCAGGATCGGGATCACTGCAAGTTCGCGATCGCGCTCGTGGTCTCGGACGCTCCATTGAGTAGATCACATGGGTCGTAGAGGCATCGGGGCCAATCCGAAATCAAAGACCCCTCCGCTGCGGGACAACCCATGGGACGCCGTGGGACTGTCTCGCGCCGAGCGAGTCATCTCGTTTTGCGAGGACTTGACCGTGACGTCCGGCGCCGACGCCGGCAAGAAGCTGATCCTGCGGCCGTGGCAGAAGCGGTTCATAAAGCAGGTCTACCGAGTCAGTGGGACCAAGCTGATCCGCACTGTGAGGACCGCCGTGCTGTCCATGGCCAGGAAGAACGGCAAGACCCAGATGGCCGCCGCGATGGCCCTGGCCCACCTCAGCGGTCCCGAGGCGGAGAGCCGCGGAGAGGTGTACGCCTGCGCCAACGACCGCTTCCAGGCCGGCAAGATATTCAACGAGATGGAGGCCATAGTCCAGCACCACTCGTGGTTGGCCGCGCGGATCAACATCTCCAAGTTCACAAAGAGCATGGAGGATATGTACAACGGCACGATCTATCACACGCTGACCTCCGAGGCCAAGACCAAGATGGGCCTCTCGCCGAGCTTCGTGGTGTACGACGAGTACGGCCAGGCGTCAGATCGCGATCTCTACGACGCGATGGACAGCGCGATGGGCGCGCGCAAGGAACCGCTGATGCTGGTCATCTCCACGCAGGCGGCCGATAGCTACGCGCCACTGAGCCATCTCGTCGACTACGGCGTGAAGGTGAACGCCGGAGAGATCAAGGACCCAGCGTTTCATCTCACGCTGTACTCCGCGCCGGAGGACGCTGACCCGTGGCAAGAGGCCAGCTGGGAGCAGGCCAATCCCGCGCTCGGGGACTTTCGAAGCCTCGAGGACGTGCGTCGCCTGGCCAATCAGGCGAAGATGATGCCGACCAAGGAGAACGCTTTCAGGAATTTGATCCTCAACCAGAGGGTGGCCGCAGAGGCGAGATTCATGGATCCTTCCGCGTGGAAGGCCTGCGGCGGCCAGGCGATCATCCCACCCGGTCATCAAATCTACGCCGGCCTCGACATCGGCAGCACGAGGGACTTGACCGCGCTCGTGCTCGCAAGGCACGACGTCACAACTAACCTGTGGCACATTCAGCCGCACGTGTGGGTGCCCGGCAACTTGAAGGAGAAGGGCGACGAGGACGGCGTGCCCTACGAGGTGTGGGAGCGCCAGGGCCTGGTCATCGCCTCCGGGATCGCCACCGATCCTCGAGCCATAGCGAACATGGTCGCCAAGGTGAACGGTGTAAATCCAATTCTCGGCTTGGCGTTCGACAGATGGAGGATCGCCGAGATCAAGCGAGAGCTCGACGCGATCGGCTGCAAGGTCCCGCTGATCGAGCACGGCCAGGGGTTCAAGGACATGACCCCGGCGGTCGACGTGGTCGAGCGATTGATCGTCCAGGGTCGCATTCGCCATGGGCTCCATCCCGTCTTGACCTGGTGCGCCAACAACGCCGTCGTGATCAAGGACCCAGCGGGCGGCCGCAAGTTCGACAAGTCGAACACGAAGTACCGAAGCAGGATCGACGCGCTCGTGGCAATGGCCATGGCGTTGTCCGCGGGTGCGATCAAGGAGAGGTCTAAACCGTTCGACATCGAGACCATGATAGCATAGGTTGGAGGCAGGTATGAGCCTAGTCATCTCCTCTGGTCACGGCCAGAAGATTCGAGGCGCCAGCGGGATCATCGACGAGGTCGACGAGGCCCGCAGGGTCGTGGATCGAATCGCTGAGTTGTTTGCTGGCCGAGACATCGACGTCAGCGTTTTTCACGACAACACATCGGACACCCAGGGCGAGAACCTCGAGACCATCGTCGCGTACCACAACGACCAGGACAGAGAGCTCGACGTCTCGGTCCACTTCAATGCCTACACGAATACCAGCAAGCCGATGGGCACCGAGGTGCTCTACGTCACGCAGGCTGACGCCGCCGCCCACGTGGCCAACGCGATCGCCTCCGCCGGGTTCATCAATCGAGGGGCCAAGTATCGCGACGATTTGTACTTCCTCAACAACACTGAGCAGCCGGCGATCTTGATCGAGGTCTGCTTCGTGGACAGCGTGGCCGACACCGACCTGTATCGAGCGCGGTTCGATCAGATATGCAAGCTGATCGCCGCGGCGATCCTCACCTTTCTGGACCATCGGACCTCTACGCCGGGTGGCGAAGAGGTCCAAACGGAGATCAAGGCCTCGGTGTTCGGTGGCGAGAGCGACTACAACGTCAGCGCCTACGACGAGGACAAGGTGCTCAACGACACCGACCTATACGTCGCGCTGCCAGATCGCTTTGAGGGCGAGCGGCCAAAGGTGATGGTCATCAATCGAGAGAATGACCGGTTCACTACTGCGTCCATCGAGGACGTCGGTCCGTGGAACATCGATGACCCGTACTGGGTCAAGGGCACGCGGCCGCAGGCGGAGACCGGCACAGATATGTCCGGCCGGAAGACCAACGGCGCCGGCATAGACCTCTCGCCGGCCCTGGCCAAGGCGATCGGGATCGACGGCATGGGCATGGTCGACTGGCATTTCATCGAGGAGTAGTCTCATGAGCAAAAAGCAACTCGATCCGAACGACTATGACGACGACGAGCAGGATGAGTTCATAAGCGACTGCGTCGATGAGATCGGCAACGAGGACGTCTGCCAGATGCTCTGGGACGGCCGGTCGACCAAGGCGCTCAAGCACAAGACCCACGCGGCCAAGGTCGCGGGCATGGAGTACGTCCTCTCCGACGAGACGCCGGACCGCATGGACGACGTGATCATGTCCGATGGCTGGGTGCTGGACAATTTCAAGAAGAACCCGATCGCCCTGTTCGGGCACAGCAGCACCTTCCCGATCGGGAAGTGGAGCAACCTTCGAGTAGAAGACAAGCAACTGAAGGGCAAGCTCGAGCTTGCGCCGAAGGGCACGTCGGCCAGGATAGACGAGATCAGAAGCCTAGTGGACGCCGACGTGCTTCGCGCGGTCTCGGTCGGCTTTAGGCCTCTGGAGAGCAGACCCCGAGAAGAGAGCAAGTGGGGCAGCTTCTTCACCAAGTCGGAGCTCGTCGAGACCAGCCTCGTGGCCGTGCCGGCGAACCCGAACGCCTTGGCCGTGGCCAAGTCTCTGAACATATCTCCCAGCACGCTCAAGATGGTCTTCGCCGGGCAAGGCAATGGAGGCCGTCGAATGGAACGCAGGGAGCTCAATGGCGGGCAAGCCGATAGACGTAGAGACCAGATCACCCCAAAGGGGAAGAATATGTCGGTACTAGCACAACGCATCACCGATGCGGAGCAGCGTCTGCTCGAGGCCAGAAATGCCCTCGAGGTCCACCTCGAGACCGTCGATGACAGCAACATCAGCGACAGTCAGGTCGAGGCCACCAGCAATCTGAACAACCAGATCGTCCAGCGCGAGCGCACGCTGAACGTCCTGCGCGACAGCGAGCGCAATCTCGCTGCCTCCAGCGAGAACCCGCAGCGCCAGCAGTTGGTCGTGGTTTCCTCGAGGAACGTGACCACTAACGTGGCCGCCCCGGCGGTCCACAATGCGCGGCCATTCGCCATGGCCGCCAAGAAGATCGACCCGGTGGACCTCTTGGCCAGGATCGGCGTGGCCATGATGTACGCTCGGGTCCAGAACAAGCCGATCGACGTCGCGAGGCGCGAGCTGTTCGGAGAGGACGAGGTCACCAAGGCCATGTTCGAGTGGAACATGCGGGCGGCCACGGCCCCGGCCATGACCACCGTGCCAGGATGGGCCGCCGAGCTCTCGCAGACCATCTACAGCGGATTCATGGCCCTGCTGACCCCGGCGTCGGTCTATCCTCGCCTGTCCGGCTACGGCATGAGCCTGACCTTCGGGACGGCCGGCAAGATCGTCATTCCCACGCGATCTCGCACGCCCACGATCGCCGGCTCGTTCGTGGGTGAGGGTCTGCCCATCCCCGTGAGGCAGGGAGCATTCACGGCCCAGACGCTCGTGCCGAAGAAGATGGCCGTGATCACCACGTGGACCCGTGAGATCGATGAGCACAGCGCGCCGGCGATCCAGGGCATTCTTCGCCAGGCGATCCAGGAGGACACCGCCGTGTCCATGGACACGGTGCTGCTCGACACCAACCCGGCGACCGCGGTGCGGCCAGCCGGTATCCTCAACGGGATCACGCCTCTTACGCCGACGGCCGGTGGTGGGTTCACTGCCGTGGTAGGTGACATCAAGGGGCTGACCGGCTCGCTGCTGACCGGCACCTTGGGCAACATTCGCTCGCCGGTGTACATCATGAACCCGATCCAGGTGAACAGCCTGGGCTTGATCGCCGCGCCCGGTGTCGGTGCCTTCCCCTTCCGGGAAGAGGTCGCTGCCGGTAATCTCGGTGGCTGGCCGATCATCTCTTCCGGCACCGTGCCGGCCGGCACCGTGGTCGCGGTCGACGCCGCTGACTTCGTGAGCGTTGGCGGGGAGGCTCCTCGGTTCGAGGTCTCCGATCAGGCCACGCTCCACATGGAGGACACCGCTCCGGCGGACATCGTCAGCGGGGCAGCACCTGGCACTCCGGCGAACCCAGTGAAGTCCATGTGGCAGACGGACAGCCTCGCGCTGCGGCTGATCCTGCCGACCAACTGGACCATCCGCCGGGCCGGCGTGGTGGCCGCCGTGGTCGGAGTCACCTGGTAAAAAACGGAGAACGATATGGCGAGCACGAAGGCATTGGACGCCAACGAGGTACATCCTACTCCCACGCAGGTCGAGAACGATCGTCGTGCCATGGGGATCGACGACGGCCTGACCAAGGAGTGGGATGGCTCGCCCATCGAGCAACAGTCTCACGACCCTACTCCTCCTCCGGGAGGTCCCGGCGTGGGCACGGCTCCGAGCATAGGGACGTGGTCGCCCAACGCCGGTCCCTTGCCGGACGTCGACCTGGTGATCAACGGGTCCGACTTCACTGACAAGTCGCTGATCGTGTTCAACGGCGTGCCCCAGGCGACCACTCATCCGCTGCCCACGGAGCTACGAGCCAGCGTGACCGGCTTCCCCGGCCCCGTGGGCGTCTACAAGATAATCGTTCGCGACGACGCAGGAGACAGTGATCCTGTCTCGTTCACGTTCGTCGATCCAGTATTCCGCAGAACCAAGAGGAGTGTGGATGATGACCGATCAACAAGACGCGGCCAAAAAGGCCTACGAGGCCCAGAAGGAGCGGACCGACAAGATCAAAGCGACCTCGGCGGAGAAGTTGAGCAAGGGTAAGCCGACTCCGACCCAGGACGAGAACGATCGAGCCGCTTGCGGAGAGGGTTTCGTCGAGCACGAGGACGACGGCTCGGGGCCGGATCCGTATGCCCAAGAGAATCGTCAGAGCACCGCTGAGCCGACGTCTCACTCGGGCGGATATGCGACGCGGCAGTCAACGGCTGAGTAGATGAACTGGCTCACCAGAATGGCCGGTCGCCTGATCGGTAAGAGTGAGGGCGAGTACCATTCTGGTCCGTGGTATCTCCCGGTCACCGGTGGGTGGTTGCCCGTCGGTGTCGGGGAGAGCATGAACTGGTGGCAGCGGGGGTTCGATCCAGTTACGGCCACCGGTGGGGCGATGGTCGAGGCGTGCGTCTCGGCCTACTCGCAGACGATCGCCATGTGCCCAGGAGACCATTGGAGACTGAACGACAAGGGTGGGCGCGAGCGGGTGAAGGCCAGCGCGTTGTCCCGCCTGTTGCGCCACCCGAACGACTATCAGTCGATCAGTGACTTCCTGCTCAACGCGGTCAGGTCGCTGTATCTCGACGGCAACGCCTACGCGCTCGCGCTCAAGAACAAGCGATTCGAGATAGATCAGCTGCACCTTATGGATCCGATGCTGAGCTTTCCTCGGCTGGCCCAGACTGGAGAAATCTTTTATGAGCTCTGGGGCAACAACGTCATCGAGCAGCGCGTCGAGGGACCTCTGATCGTTCCCCAGCGTGAGGTTCTTCACATTCGCCTGCATACCTCTCGCACTCGCTATCCAACTCCTCTGGTCGGCGAGAGCCCGCTCGTCGCAACGTACGGAGACCTAGCGATCAGCAGCGCGATCTCGAACCAGCAGGCCGCGTTCTACATGAACGAGGCGAGACCATCGGCCGTTCTATCAACTGATATGGTGCTGGACAAGGACCAGGTCCAGTTCGTGAGAGACAGATGGAAGGAGCAGTCGCAGCAACTCCATCAGGGTGGCACGCCTCTCCTGACGGCGGGGCTCAAGGTCCAGCCCTGGGCGGTCGCCGGCCGGGACGCGGCCACGGCAGACATACTCAAGCTGACCAATGAGCACATCGCCCTGGCGTTTCGCATCCCGTTG